CATTCCTAGTAGCTCTTCAAGTTCTTTCACTTCTTCTAAAGCTTCTTGTTTTTTATCTCTTTCTTTATCGTCTGTTACATCAAACTCTTCTAAATGTTTTTTTTCCACGCCTTTAGATACCGACATTTTATTCGGAGATTTTTTCTTTGGAGACTTTTTCTTACTCATATATATATAATATCCATTTTAATTAAAATATCAAAAAAAAGAGCCGCCCCTTTCGAGGCGACTCTTAAGATATCGAATGCTTGTTTGTCGATTAAACAGCAAGTCCGATAAGAGCGCGGTCATCAATGCAGATGCGGCCCTCTTCGACTTTACCGTAGTAACCAATCTTGTTCTGACGAACTGAGAACTGGTCATCAACGAGAACTTGCAACTCTGAAGGTGATCCTTCGCCTACAACAACAGGACGTATAAGAGCGTCTTTGCTGCGATCAATACCGATGACGATTTCGTCACTAGCTTGAGCGAAAGTTCCAGTGTTACCTCCACCTACAACAGTAGCACCCTCAGCAGTAACAATTGCTGCGAAAAGCTTGTTGAAGGTTTGGTTGATACCCATCTGGTTAATCTCCATGATATTAATACCATAGAAAGATGGGAGGCCAGCGGCGCTAAATAACTCTTGACGAAGAACGTCAGGGGCTACTTGACCGTCAAGCGCTCCTGCTGCGCTACCATCCGCATCAATTGTGTTGATTGGATTGTAAGCCATAGAGCGAAGCTGCTCAACCATTTCTGGAGAAACTAAAAGGTCCGTAATTCCAGACTTAACTCCACCAACAGGAGTACCTCCATTGAAGGAACTGTTGATACGCTTGCTCTTTGTGATCAAGCGATTGAAGTCGTCAAGGACGAAACGGTTTTCAGTTGTGGAGCCAATAATTTGACTACCAGCAGTTGCGGAAGTTCCCTGTCCCTTAACCAATGCGGTTGCGAGAACATTAAAAGCAGTTTTAGTCTGCTTAAGTAAAACTTCTTGAGCCATCCTAGTGAAAGTCTTGCTGACTACATCAAGACGAGCTTTACGAACATACTTACGGTCAAACGCAAGAGCGCTATCAAGTGTGTAAGTGCTGAACTTAAGCTCATTGTGAGCAGGAAAGACTTGGCTGTATGGAAGGCCACCAGCTACTTGTTGAGAATACACCTGAATGTAATCCTCATCAGTGATATCGTAGAAAAGGTCCAAAGGCAGAGAAGGGTTATCATCTTCACCATACGAAAGGCTGGTGTAGAGATTTCCAACTGTTGGAGCATTGTTGATTACTTCAGAGACCACTGGTCCAAGAAGATCAGCTACTGCTGCTTGCGCCTCATAAGCTTCCTCACGATTACTTGAACCCATTGCTCTCACAAGGGCCAATTGATCTTCGGTTCTTTTAATTGTAATTTTCATAAAATATATTCCTCTCTAATTACAGTTCAAGTTTAAGGATTGCATAAGAACCAACGAAAGCGTCGGTCGTAGGACCATTCTCACGCTGACCTGTAGCGACAAATTTACCAACTGCGGTTGCTTTTTGAGCGGCAGTGGCAGAGCTATGTGCTACACCAGTAAGAGTTCCGTTAGCAGAAGGAACAGCAAGAGAGTTGAGTGCAGGAGCTACACCGCCAGCAAGACCTCTTGTATTAAGAGTAAAGAGACCTCTTGTTGCGATAGGTACAGCTTCTCCAGAGACAACACACTGAAGTTCTTCTTTCTTCTGTGGATAGTACAGAAGATTTTCGCCATTTTCATCTTTTGCACGGACATCCCGTAGCAAAATTCCCAACGGACGCATAGTAGCTCCAGTACCTGTGGTTTTTTCAACCTTGTAAGGTACATAAGGATACAGTGATAGTCCGTGGCCCAATGTATTATCGTAAGAATTGCTATCAGTTCTTTCGGTATACTTTACAGGCTCTTCGTCTAAGTTAGCTGAGCTAACCATAACGACAGAACCCGCTTCGCCCGTTTCAGCAGTGAAAGAATAGAAGTTGATAACGTCATTCTCATCATACTGTCGAAACGGCAATAAACGTGTAATTTCGTTTGCCATGATTATTAGTATTTAATAGTTAATTGTTAATTTGTTAATTATGAAACTTCTACAGAGAAGTTCTTCTTGAGTCTTTCGACCAAAGAAATCTTTTCACTAGCGTCAGCGTTGTTGTTTGGAATTGAAGCTTCAGCTTCTTCGTCCTCTTCAACTTCTAACTCTTCTGCTGGTTCAGGCTCAGGATCTGCTTCTGGAGCTTCTCCTTCTTTTGATGCTTCTGCTTCTTCCTTCGCAACTTGTGCTTCAGTTTTGCTTGCAACAGCCTCCTCAATTCTTGCTTTTATCTCAGCTTCTTCAGCTTCGATATTTGCTTTGAGTTTGTGAGCAAAGATTACTTGTAATTTACTTTTATAGGCTTCAAAAGCTTCCTCAGTAGATTCCAATTCTTTGACTTCAGCAGTAACTAATACAAGCTCCTGCTCATTAAGATCGTAGTCAGTGTCGATAAAATTCATTCTATCGTTGAAAAGATCAGCAGTGGCTTTAGCTTCAGCTTCAGCTTTAAGAGTCTCTAATTCCTCTTTCGTAGAATCAAGGGATTCCTTGACTTCTGAAAGATCGGCTTCAGCCTTGGCTTTAGCCTCCCGCTCAAGCTCGACCTTGGATTTCCAAGACTCGCTGTGGTCCGTGAGTGCATCACGCATGATTTCGCCAATAGTTGAAGCTTCAGATTCTTGCTTCACTACTGAAGCAACACTCTCGCCAACTTTAGCCATAAGTTCATCGAATTGTTCTTTGTCCATATTATTAAAAATAAATTTAAATTTGTCTGCATTTACATTTTTATTACTATTTAGGGAAATTTTTTCTGATTCCATTTTTTCATCTTTAATGTCATCAGGGTAAACACCTTTAACCGCTGCTGCTGGATTTCTTGTTAAAGCGGCCCCAAGTGGATAGGTTTCACCGACAATTAATCTGTTGACTGCAACGCCATCATCATCTTGACCTTTTCCCCCTAAACCCTTTAAATACTGCTTTTTTTCTTCTTTTTCACTTCCAGTTAATATCTTAGATTCTTCTAAAATGTCAGAACCGTATGTTACTTCGTATTGTTTAAACGCTAATTCCCAGCTAGCAGAAATAGATTGATATGATTCATCATCATCCTCAGATGCCTCCATTATGGCATCAGCTAATTTTGGATAAATTTGTCTATAGATAAGACCTGCTGCATTTATATAATAAGGCTCAGTTTTGTCGGCATAAGATTCAATGTCGTTATTTTTAAAGTCAAACTCTCGTGTTGAGAAGGACGCATTAATCATATGGCCGACTATTTTATCTTTTTTATGTTCAATATTTATAGGCTTATTGATAAATCTTTTTACCGCAGCTACGGCTGTTTTTGAATCGATTCCATCACCATTTTTATTAAACTCGTTAACTTTAGCCAAATTAAATACAACTGGCAGAACATCTATATTCTGTTCTGGATCAAAATCTTCTGGGAGTAATGATTGAGCTGCTTCTGCTATAGAACCCTCGGATAAACCGAACGCCTCAAACTCCTCTTCTTTAATCTCTCTTATTTTGCCTTCAAATTGACAAATATTAAAATCATCCAACTGCATATCTGTTCTTACACGGAAATTTGCGTAGAGTGATATAAAATTGCAGAAGATAAATCATCTAACTGATGTTCAGCACCCATCTCAAGAACTTTATCGTGAACACCAAGAGATGCTAGAGAGTCTAAATTTTCTACAACCTCTGCAAGAGATTCATCCCATTTTGTGTGATCTTTTGCTACTATAATAGACTCACAAGCGCGAGAGACTAATTCTTTCTTTTCCTTTGACATTCTCTTGAGACCAAATTTGGCGGCAAATTCTCTAAATGCTCTAAGTTCAAATTCATTAACTTGTTTTGTAGCAGCAATAATATTTTTCTTTGAGAAAACTTTAGAATTAGATACACCCACTGGTCTCCCTCCAGATGGAGCTATAGCTTGAGGTTTTTCTGTTGGTTCTGGTTTCTCAGGCTCATCTTCAAATAAGTTTATAGAATTAACTAAAGGCATGTAATAACCTTTTTCTCTTTCTTCTTTAAATCTATCTTGAGCAGCTCCCATTTCTTCTGGATCTGGGAATGTACCTGTGGCAACAACTTTCATTCCTTGTTCTGGAGTAATAACTCCAAGCTCCATAAGTCTTGTAGCTAACTTAGTTAAGTTATCATCATCTATTGTATCATTCTTAACAAATTTTACTTCTGGCCAAGAACGCAAACCTGCATTCTTACAAATTCTTCTTATTTCAGGGTTTATAAACTCTTTTAAAAATAAGTTTCTGGATTCTTCTAATCTCTGGAAAAATACTTTCATTTTAATTTTACCGTCTGAGTATTTAGTGTCACCAATTAGAATATTCTGAAGACCTTCTTCAATATCTTTGTTTAAGATCTCATACTTTTCAGAGCCAACAACCTTCCTAAGATCAGGAATAACAAAGTCGGCTTTTGTTGTATAGTCAGATACAAGAACTCTACCAACACTCTGGTTTCTAAATATTTGTTGCATAGCAGCCAAGTTTTTGTGATTAACACCCCCCTTATCAGGTTCAGCACCCATAGTTACTAATAGAACTACATTTTCAATAGAGCGGCTAATAGCTTGATCTATTTTCTTTAATTCTATTTTCTTGTTTAAATCATCGAGTACAGAGAAACCTGCTGGAACAGCCATTGGCTCATAATCTTGCTTCTTAGCAAAGACAGGGTGTAAATAATCTGTATCTAATTCTATATAAACTCTTTCGCTAGTAGCAGAAGTGCCAACTTTAATTCTTGTTTGTACATCCTCTGGCAAAGAGTTGAAAAGCTCTTGCTCATGCTCTGTTTGAGGGTTTTTAAGTCTTGCTATCTCAAAAGGAGTCAAAACTTTAAAATAACTATAATCAGTAAAAGAAACAGAACCCTTCGTAGCTACATCTGTTGGATTTATAACCATATATTTAATGGGAACCTTTGATCTTGAGCTAGCTCCATAAGCCTCCAAAACTTTCTGGCTGTTTTTTAGTGGCAGTACACCGTCTACTCTATATAAGAAGACATTTCCCGATCTATAGTATTCTCTGAAGAATTGAGACTTAAGATCATGCATTCTAATTCTTTTAAACCATG